GCTTTAATAATAACTCTAATAGTGATAGAAACAAAGTAGATGTTTTGTACTTCAACTTTAAAACACACAAGAATAATACTTATAAAGTAAAAGAGTTAAGTACTGGTGCGGAAAGAGTGATAGAGAAAGATGACACTTTTAATCCTCCAGCAGATATGGAAGGTAACTTCGCTAAGCTTGAAAGAGTAATGGAGTGCTTATATGAAGGTGTTTTAGTTCTCGGTACAGATAAACTATTAAAGTGGGAGATGGCTAAAAACATGATGCGTACTAAGTCTAACTTTGACAAAGTTAAAATGAACTATAGCATAGTAGCTCCTAGAATGTATAATGGTAAAATAGAATCTACTGTTAGTAGAATAACTGGATTTGCTGACATGATACAGTTAACCCACTTAAAGCTACAACAAGTATTATCTCGTATGGTACCTGATGGAGTTTACTTAGATGCTGATGGTTTAGCAGAGGTTGATTTAGGTAATGGTACAAACTATAATCCACAGGAAGCTTTAAACATGTTCTTCCAAACAGGTTCGGTTATAGGTAGATCTTGGACATCTACAGGAGATCAGAATCCTGGTAAAGTACCTATACAACAAATACAAAATGGTGGTGGTGGTAATAAGATACAAAGTCTTATACAAACTTACAACTATTACTTACAGATGATTCGCGATGTCACCGGTCTTAATGAAGCACGTGATGCTTCAACACCAGACAAGAATGCTTTAGTAGGTATACAAAAAATTGCTGCGGCAAATTCTAACACCGCTACTAGACATATACTACAATCAATGTTGTTATTAACATCTGAATCTGCTGAAGCTTTATCACTTAGAATATCTGACATTATAGAGTATTCGCCGACTCGGGAAGCTTTCATACAATCTATAGGAGCTCACAATGTGGCTACACTAAAAGAGATGTCTGGTTTACATTTATATGATTTCGGTATATTTATAGAGTTGATGCCTGATGATGAGGAAAAACAAATACTTGAAAACAACATACAGCAAGCTTTAGCTCAGAAACTAATTGATCTTGATGACGCAATAGATTTAAGAGAAGTTAGAAACGTTAAATTAGCTAATCAACTCTTGAAGATAAGAAGGCAGAAGAAATTGGAGAGAGATCAGATGATGCAGCAAGAGAATATACAAGCTCAATCCCAAGCTAATCAGCAAGCTCAAGCGGCAGCTGCTCAAGCTGAAATGCAAAAAGCTCAACAGAAAGCTCAGATAGATCAACAGTTGGAACAAGCTAAAAATCAGATGAAACTTGATTATCTAAAACAAGAAGCTTTAGTTAAGAAAGAATTAATGGATCATGAGTTTCAGATTAATATGCAACTTAATGCAGCTCAAGATAGAACTATAGATAAGAGAGATAATCAAAAAGAAGACAGAAAAGATGAGCGTGAAGAGAGAAAAGCAAAACATCAAAAAGAAATAAAGCAGGGTGAATCACTTAAAAAGTTTGAATCATCAGGTAATGATGTAGTAGGGGGAGGACTTGGTTTAGAGAGGTTTAACCCTAAATAATTAATTATATAATATTTTATTATGGCAGAAGAATTAGAAAATGTGACAGAAGAAGTTACAGAGCAACCAATTGAGAACACTATTGATGAATCTAAATTTCAAAGCGCTGGAGATGATAGCGTTATTAAAGTAGATTTAAGTAAACCACCCGTAACCCAAGAAACTAATGAAACTACAGAAACAGAAGCTGACACAGCAGGAATGGTGGGACGCGATGAAACCCCCAACTCCCCACAAGAACAAGAAGAAGTACAACCGCAAGGAGAAGTACAAGAAACAGAAATACCAGTATTAGAAGAGATAACTGAAGAAGAAGTACAGCAGGCTGAAGAGCAAGTTGTAGAAGCTATAGCAGAAGCAGAAGCTACTGGTAAACCTCTACCTGAGAATGTTCAGAAGTTAGTTGACTTTATGGAAGACACTGGTGGAGATTTAAACGATTACGTAAGTCTAAATAGAGATCTAGAAAAACTAGATGACTCTGAAATACTTGACGAATATTATAGAAATACAAAATCTCATTTATCAGCATCAGAGAGAAACTTCTTATTGGAAGATAAGTTTGGATTTGATGAAGACATGGATGATGAGCGTACAATAAAATCTAAGAAGATCGCACTTAAAGAGCAAGTTGCCGAAGCAAGATCTTATTTAGATGATCAAAAAACCAAATACTACGAAGAAATCAAAGCTGGTAGCAAACTTACGAGTGAGCAACAAAAGGCAATTGATTTCTTTAACCGATACAATAAGGAATCTGAAGAAGCAAAGAAACTAGCAGACTCTAGTAAAGAGATTTTTCAAAGTAAAACCAACAATCTATTCAACGACAAGTTCAAAGGTTTTGACTATAACGTCGGAGATAAGAAATATAGGTTTAATGTGAAAAATACTGAAGACGTCAAACAAACCCAAAGCGACATCAATAATTTTATCCAAAAGTTTTTGGATGACAAGAATCAAATGAAAGACGCTCAGGGTTATCACAAGTCTTTATTTACAGCGATGAATGCAGATGCTATAGCTCAACATTTTTATGAGCAAGGAAAAGCAGACGCTATCAAAGACACTGTAGCTAAAGGTAAGAACATTGACGTTAACCCAAGAGGTACTCATGGAAGTGAGCAAACTAGTGGGATGAAAGTTAGAGTGCTAGGTGAAGATTCAAATGATTTCAAATTCAAAATTAGAAAAAGAAAATAATTAATTTTTAAATTAAGAAATTATGGCAATTACTGCAGGTGGTAGTTTAAATAGTGTAGCCTTACCTCAAAAACAGGCGACTACTTCTAACTACCTAGATTTAGCTTCAACCGCAAATCAAGGTTGGGCTCAACAATATTTACCAGACTTAATGGAGAAAGAGGCTGAAGTTTTCGGACAGAGAACTATCTCAGGTTTTCTATCTCAAGTAGGTGCTGAAGAGGCAATGCAAGGGGATGAAGTTGTATGGTCTGAACAAGGAAGATTACACTTAGCTTATACTGGTCAAATCACTAATGGTGATGCTGGTACTGTTGCTGGTGGTCAAATAACTATTGGTAACGACATTGATGGTCAATCCGCTGGTGCTAGTCACGGTATCCGTAAGAATGACACTGTTATTATTGCTAGTTCTGAAGGTACAGTTAAAGCTTTAGTTACATTAACTGATGCTACCGCTGTTATTGAAGTTGCTCCTTATGGAGTTGTAGATTTGAATGACGTGTTTACAGATAACCAAGGTGCTAACTCTGTTACTGTATTAGTTTACGGTTCTGAGTATAAAAAAGGTGACAACTATGACGGTTCGTCTACTAGAGGTGCTAACGAGCCTGTATTCAAATCTTTCTCAAACAAACCAATAATCTTAAAAGACTACTACGAAGTAACTGGTTCAGATACTGCTCGTATTGGTTGGGTTGAGATTTCAGGTGAGGAAGGTCAATCAGGTTACTTATGGTACTTGAAGGCTGAGTCTGATACTCGTGCTCGTTTCACTGACTACTTAGAAATGGCTATGTTAGAAGGTGTTAAAGGTGGTGCTGCAGGTGGTTACACTGGTGGTGTTGCAGATTTAACTGATTCTCACTTGTACGCTGGTGGTGGTGAAATTACTGGTACTCAAGGTTTATTCAACGCTATTGAAGAAAGAGGTAATGTTACTTCTGGTATTTCTGGTGTTAACGCTGCTACTGATTTAGCTGAATTCGATGCTATCTTAGCAGAGTTTGACAAGCAAGGTGCTATTGAAGAGAATATGTTATTTGTTAATAGAGCCTCGTCTCTAGCTATGGATGATATGTTAGCTTCTATGAATTCTTATGGTGCTGGAGGTACTTCTTACGGGGTATTTGACAATGACGCTGATATGGCTTTAAACTTAGGTTTTTCTGGCTTCAGAAGAGGTTCTTACGACTTCTACAAATCTGACTTCCGTTACTTAAATGATCAAGCTACTCGTGGTGGTATTAACGCTGCTTACGCTGCTGGAGCTATCCGCGGGGTAATTGTACCAGCTGGTACATCATCTGTTTACGATCAGAACTTAGGTAAAAACCTAAAACGTCCTTTCTTACATGTTCGTTATAGAGCTTCTCAGACTGACAATAGAAAACTAAAAACTTGGACTACTGGTTCGGTTGGAGCTGCTACATCTGCTTTGGATGCTATGCAAATCCATATGCTTTCTGAAAGATGTTTGGTTACTCAAGGTGCAAACAACTTTATGTTGATGAAGTAATATAAGATGGGGCTTCGGCCCCACCTTATTTTTTTTTAATTTTTATTATATTATATTATGGCTAAAAAGCAAACTAAAGCTACAGTGAAAGAAACTGTAGTAGAACAAGAGGTAGTTGAAGTAATGGAGCAACCCGTTATTGAAACGCCTAAAGTAGAGGTTCCAAAAGAACCTACTAAACCTACTGAACCAAAGTGGGAGATTAAAGATAGAACATATTTCCTAAAAGGTAGATCAAAACCTTTATCGAGGATGATTAGATCTGCTGGTATATATTACTTTGACGAAGAAAAAGGGTATGAAAGAGAATTAAAATACTGTCAAAACCAAAGAACTCCATTCGTTGATGAAATGACTGGTGATCAAAGATTGGAACATATTATCTTTAGAAACGGGGCGTTGTTTGTTGAAAAAGAGAAAACAGTATTACAGAAAATGCTTTCACTACACCCACACAACGGTGTTATATTTTATGAACACAAACCTCAATTAGTAGCTAAGAATCAAATTGATTTCTTAGAGTTAGAATTAGAAGCTATGAACGCTGCTAAAAATCTAGACATCGATATGGCTGAAGCTGTTATGCGTGTAGAGGTTGGTTCTAAAGTGTCAGAGATGAGTTCTAAGGAGCTTAGAAGAGATTTATTATTATATGCTAAGAGAAATCCTGGTTTGTTCTTAGAGTTAGTTAATGACGATAATGTACAGCTAAGGAACTTTGGTATTAAAGCAACTGAACTAAACATTATAAAGTTATCTTCTGATCAACGCTACTTTATGTGGGGATCTAACGATAGAAAACTTATGACAGTTCCGTTCGACGAACACCCATACTCCGCACTTGCACAGTGGTTTAAAACTGATGAAGGTA